AAACATATCAAAGTAGATGATATGCAGTTTATGCACGATCAGATAGTTAGTCGAATGAAAATGCTTGCTAAAATCTACAAAGAAAAAGGACCTGAAGCAACTGTAATGTTAGGACCTAATAATGATAGAGAAGTTAAAGTAGTAGATACTCTTAAAATTTTAACTCAAAAGAAAAGAGAATTAGAAGATGCTTTACAAAATAAAGTAGCAGGTATAGGTAAAGATCAAGAATTAGATGAAGCTGGTCCTGGATTTAAGCATGACTGTGCTGCTAAAGTAGTTCATGAAAAATACGGTAAAGGTAATACCATTCCAGAAAAACATACCTTAGTAAAAGAAGGTAACAAGTATGTAGTTACTCATTACGACGTTTTATTTGAAAACGGAAATACAGTATTAGATATACCAGTTAACGAGTTAAAGATAGAAACTACTAACGAACACTGGCATAAAGGGTACAAAAAGAAAAAGAAGTAATATGCACAAGTTAGAAAAACTTATATTAGAGTCATACGCTCAAATAGACGAAGAGACTCTAAAGCCAAAAGATCTGCCTGCAGCTTTTAAAGCAGCTATAGAAAAACGTCACGGTCCTTTGCACCCACATGATTTCTTTACTCAAGATATGACCCGTTATATGAAATTTGACGGTGAAAATAAAAAAACTGGTCAAATAAGTCATAAGGTAATAGCAATACCTTCTTTTGATAAAATGTATACTGATTATAGTGATATTGTTCAAGACATAAAAGTCTTAATGAGAGATAAAGATGTCAGAACTGATAAAGCTGCTAGAGAGTTATTTGAATTAATAAAGACTAATTTTAGAAAGCTACAAAGGTACCTAAGAATAGAACGTCCTGATCAATATGCACTTATTAGAAGTAGAGCTACATTAGAGTCTTTACATGAAAGTTTTCAAATACATGCTAGTTTGATAATAGAATCTATGCTAGATGAAGTAGAAGATGAGGAACCAACACCAGAAGAAGAACCAGATACTACTGCAGGAGAAGAGACAGTGTTAGAAGATGCTACCGATAAAATATTAGGTAGATTTCCAACTGTTAAAGCAGCCATAGTAAAGTTACAAACTGAACAGTTTAAGGAATTTGTAGAATCTATTGATTGGATATCTCCTAGACCATCATCATTTAGAGTGAACCTCAAGAATGGTCAAGACTATATACTTAAATGGACAGGTAAAACTTTTGAAGCTCAAATATTAGGTAAGAAATATATACTTTCTAATATAGCAGAATATCAACAAGCATTAGATAAATTAGCAATACTATATAAAGAAGCACCAATGACTGGAGCTGGAGATGGTGAACCTGCTGATACTGACACCGGCGGCGGTGGAGGTGGAGGAGGTGAATTTCCTGGTGAAGAAGGAGGAGCAGAAGGTGGAGAAGAAGACTTTGAAGCTGATGATGCAGGAGGAGAAGAAGGAGCTGATTTAGGAGGTGAAGAAATAGATTTTGAAGAACCATCAGAAGAACCAGAAGCATAATGGAAGTTACAGATAAACTATACACAGAGTGGGCTTGGAGAACTAAATCAGGTATTCCTGATATAAATAACTCAGATGATAAAGCTATTTTAGATCAACTAGTGTTAGAACTAACAGAAGCAGATGAATTATCAGATAAAGACCTTCAGAAAAACTTAATAAGTATAATTAGTAATACTACAGATGTTGATACATTAAAACGTATTATGAAGTATGCTAAGAATATTGGTTACGGTGATAGTATGAAAACCTACCTTGAATCTAAAAATTTAAGTAGAAAAGATATACTTTACTTTCAATCATTATTATCCGATTTAGGTAAGACAGGAGAGTTTGCAAAAATAGCATCTAATCCTCCTACATTCGATAAAGGTGGTAGTAACTACTTTAAACAAATACCTGGATTTACTTCTGACGAATTAAAATCACTCTATGGTGATATGAAAGATTCGATACAAGGAACAGTTTCTTTAGGACCAGGTGAAGCATTTTTATCTGTCTTTTTTAAGAATATAGAAAAAGCACAAGCTAAAGGAGACTTAAAGATAGATGGAGAAGAGGTAGAGCTTAAATCACGTACAAGTAATACAGGTGCTTTAGTTGCACCTAGTTATGTCGTAAGAGGTAAGTCTACAGAATTAATAAAAGATTTAGTTAAGGTATCTAATAAGTTTAGTCTTGACGGTGATGCTGCACAAGAGTTAACAAATTACCTGACAACAAAAGGTACTTCTTGGCCTTACAAAGTAGATGGTTTATATAAATCCATTATACAAGCAGGGTTTAATAGATCATCAGCTAAAGATAGAATTACTAAAACTGTTTCTTCTTGGTATAGAAATAAACTAAAGTTAGATGTAAGTTCATTTTTTACAGATAATGAGTTTAAATCTGGTGAGTTTGTAATATCATTAGCAAAACAACTTGCTAGAGATTACTTTAACGAACATAAGTTTGATGGTTTTATGATTTCTGACAATCTAGGTAACTTTAAATTTTACAATGGTGGTAGTTTTGTAGATGCAATTGGTAGTGATTTAAAAGCAGCTAATCCATCGGATTTAGTACCTAGAATAAAAGTCTAAAAATGAGTTATGTCAAAAGATATAAAAAAAATAATTGCACAAGAGTATATAAAGTGTGCAAAGGATCCGGCTTACTTCATGAGAAAGTATTGTCATATCCAACACCCTACCAGAGGTAGAATCTTATTTAATCTTTATCCATTTCAGGATAAAATACTACACTTATTTAGAGATGAACAGTATATCATTACTCTTAAGTCTAGACAGTTAGGTATATCAACTTTAGCTGCTGCTTATAGTTTATGGTTAATGTTGTTTCATAAAGATAAGAACATACTTGCATTAGCAACCACTCAAGCAACAGCTCGTAACCTTGTAACTAAAGTAATCTTCATGTATGATGAGTTACCAAAATGGTTAAAGCTACCTTCTGTTGAAAAAAATAAACTATCTCTTAGATTAAAGAATGGATCTAAAGTACAAGCTAAATCATCCTCACCTGATGCTGCAAGATCTGAAGCGGTATCATTACTACTTATGGATGAGGCTGCATTTATAGATAACGTAGATGATACATTTACAGCAGCACAACAAACCCTAGCTACCGGTGGTCAATGTATGGCATTATCAACTCCTAATGGTGTTGGTAACTGGTTTCACCAAACATGGGAAAAAGCAGAGACAGGAGAAAATAGTTTTGTACCTATAAGGTTACCTTGGACAGTACATCCTGAAAGAGATCAAAAATGGAGAGAACAACAAGATGCTGATCTAGGTCCTAGAATGGCAGGTCAAGAATGTGACTGTGATTTCTTAGCATCTGGTGATACAGTATTTGAACCTGAAGATATGTCATTCTATGAAGAAACTTATCAGAAAGATCCTTTAGAAAGAAGAGGAGTAGACGGTAATTTATGGGTATGGGAAGGAGTTGATTATAGTAAGTCTTATATGGTAGTAGCGGATGTTGCTAGAGGAGATGCAACTGACTATTCTGCATTTCATATTTTCGATATTGAGAGTTGTACACAAGTTGCTGAGTATAAAGGTAAAATATCTCCAGGTGACTTTGGTCAAATGCTTGTCGGAATAGCTTCAGAATACAACGAAGCATTATTAGTTATTGAAAACGCTAATATTGGATGGGCTACTATAGAAAAAGTATTAGAAAGAGAGTATAGAAATCTATATTACTCACCTAAAAACCATCTAGACACTGTAGAATCATATATGTCTAAATGGGAAAGAGATCAATTAGTACCTGGCTTTACAATGTCAGCTAGAACTAGACCTTTAGTAATTGCTAAGATGATCGAATATTTAAGAGAACATTCAGTTACCTTACAATCTAAAAGGGTGATGAGTGAAATGAGAGTTTTTATCTGGAAGAACGGTAAAGCTCAAGCTCAAGAAAGATATAATGATGATTTAATAATATCATGTGCTACAGCTTTATACGTTAGAGATACAGCATTAAGATTAAGACAACAAGGTATGGATTTAGCAAGAGCTCAACTATCTTCTTTCACGACATTAAATGCTAGAAACAACGCAATCATTCAAAATGTTGGTAGTCAGAGAGAAAATCCTTATATTATAAAGACAGCTAATGGCGAAGAAGACATAAGTTGGTTATTAAAGTAGACTATTTATATATATTAAACTAATACCGGAATGGCGGACACTTCATTATTTGGCAGACTAAGACGACTATTTTCTAACGACGTTATTATACGTAACGTTGGAGGAGATGAACTAAAAGTTGCAGATGTCAACTCAATACAAAAGACAGGGAAATTCCAAACAAACTCTCTGATCGATAGATTCAATAGGCTGTACATGTACAATAACCGTAATGTGTACAATCCTAATCTAAATTATCAAACTCTAAGAGTACAACTTTACTCTGATTATGAAGCAATGGATACAGATTCCATTATAGCTTCAGCACTAGATATAGTAGCAGATGAAGCAACAGTCAAAAATGATTCAGGAGAAGTTTTATCTATAAGATCATCTGATGAAAATATACAAAGAGTTTTATACAATCTTTTCTATGACGTATTAAATATAGAATTTAATTTATGGTCATGGACACGTAATATGCTTAAATACGGAGACTTTTTCTTAAAGCTAGAAGTAGCAGAGAAGTTCGGAGTATATAACGTGTTACCTTACACAGTTTACAATATCATTAGACATGAAGGATATGATGCAGAGAATCCTAGTGAAGTAAAATTTGAATTAGAGATGGACGGTATAGCTGCAGCAGCAGATCCAAGCTATGCTAAGAAACCTAACAAAACAAATATAGTATTTGATAATTATGAGGTAGCTCACTTTAGATTACTTTCAGATGTATCGTACCTACCTTACGGTCGTTCTTATTTAGAACCTGCAAGAAAAATATTTAAACAAACTAACTTAATGGAAGATGCGATGTTAATTCATCGTATAATGAGAGCACCTGAGAAGAGAATGTTCTATATTAATGTTGGTTCTATTCCACCTAACGAGGTTGATCAATTCATGCAAAAGACAATTAATGCTATGAAAAAGACACCGTACTTAGGTCAAGACGGGAATTACAATTTAAAGTTTAATATTCAAAATATGATGGAAGATTTTTATCTTCCTGTAAGAGGAGGAGATACTTCTACTAGAATAGATACAACAAAGGGGTTAGATTATGACGGTACAAATGATGTTCAATACTTACAAGCTAAGTTATTTGCTGCATTAAAGATTCCAAAAGCATACTTTGGATACGAAGGTGATTTATCAGGTAAAGCTACTCTAGCAGCAGAAGATATTAGATTTGCTAGAACAGTAGAAAGAGTTCAAAAGATATTAGAATCAGAACTTACTAAGATTGCTTTAATACATTTATATACTCAAGGATTTACAGGAGAAAGTTTAACTAACTTTGAAATTAACTTATCAACTCCTTCTGTAATATTTGAACAAGAAAAGGTAGCACTACTAAAAGAAAAGGTAGACTTAGCTGCTCAAATGACAGACACTAAGTTATTTTCAACTGACTATATTTACGAAAAAATATTTGATATGTCAGAAGATGCTTATATGGAAATGAGAGACTTAGTAAGAGAAGACACTAAAAGATCATTTAGAAATGCTCAAATAGAAGCAGAAGGTAACGATCCTGCTAAGTCTGGAATGACTTACGGTACACCACATGATTTAGCTTCTATGTACGGTAGACGTTCAGTATCAACACCAAAAGGTGGATCACCAGGAGAAGTACCTCAAGGTTACTCTGAACTGGAACCACCAAAAGATCAAGCATGGGGTCAGCCAGGCCCAGAAGGAGGTAGACCACAGGAAAAAGCTTCAGTTTACGGTACTCAAGAAGATCCAATGGGAGGTAGAGACCCTTTAGGAGTACATGGTATGAAAGGTGGCTTTCCATCAGATAATGAAAACGTAGCAGAGAATTTATCTACCAATACAGTATACTTACAAAATAAAGATATGCTTAAAAATATAGTTTTTACAAAGAAACCTGATGATACTTCAGAATTGCTTAATGAAGACAACATAAAAGATTTAGGTAATTAATGTATATTTATAAATGTAAACGTGTACAATGAAGATTAAACATTCTAAATACCGCAATACCGGTCTTATCTTTGAATTGCTTGTTAAACAAATAGCAGCTGACACTCTTAATAAGAAAGAGTCTCCTGCTATCGATATTTTAAGAAAGCATTTTACTGGTAAAACTTCTTTAGTAAGAGAATTTAAATTATATGAATTCATTCTAAAGAATAAAGGTGTCGGCCAATATAAAGCAGAAACTATACTTTCAACTATTACAGAAATATCTAGAAAGTTAAATAGAAACACTCTTAAAGAGCAAAAGTATTCATTAATATCCGACATTAAAAAGGGATATGATATAAATGAATTCTTCTCTATACAGGTAACTGACTATAAAGCATTAGCTTCATTATACTGTTTACTAGAAGCACAAACTAACAACGATCTAATAGACCCTAATTTATTAGTAAATTTTAGATCAACTCTTCTTGAACACCTAACAACGGAAATTCAAGACAAAAAAGAAGTTAAAGATACATTAATCGAAGAATATAGTAAGTACGATAAAGATTTAAAATTACTTACTTTTAAAATATTACTAGAAAAATTTAACGATAAGTATAAAGACCTGTTACCACAACAGAAAAACATACTTAAAGAATTTATCACTTCAGTTAACTCTCAGACACGTTTACGCACATTAGTCAATGAGGAACTAAGTAATATTAAAAACGAAGTATCTAAATTAGCATCTAGAGTAAAAGATGAAGTAGTTAAGATTAAATTAGATGAGGTAACTAAATCTATTGTTACATTAAGTAATAAAGAAAAGATTAAAGACAACCACCTTATTAATTTAATGCAATACTACGACTTAGTGAATGAGTTAAATGCTCTTTAATGAAAAGATCAGAACTTACGTCATTAGTTAGAGAAGTAATGCAAGAGTTAGATGAAGCTAACACCACTAATGTTGGTGGAGCATCATTTTCACCTGGTCAAGGAGCACAGTATGCATCACCTAATTTTTTAGGTAAAGCTACTAAAGCTAAGAAGACATTAAAAAAAATTGGATTTAAACAGGTCAGTCGTCCTAAACGACCATCAAATACTAAACTGGTTGACTACTTATGAAAACAGTAACAGAAAAATATAGAGCTATAAAATCAGGTCAGATTACTGAAGCTGAATTTGTTAGACAGATGAGATTAACACACCCAGAACACATTACTCAGTTTAATGGGTTTGCTGATACCATTCAAATACTTAAGAATAAAGGATTACTTTTTGAAGAAAAAGAATACGTAACTGTCAACTTATCAGATGATTCTATTAGAAGAGGTTTAAGATATGAACTTCAAGCTATGAATCTAGATCCAGCAGGAAAAGTAACATCTGAAGAATTAGATAAAGCTAAGAAAAAAGCTACTGCTAATATCAATAAAGATCCACTACACTATTATAACCTATTATCTGGAGAGTCTTCTAAAGTAGATAAACATGATAAAGAAGTTGAAGTTAAGAAAGGAAATCATAAAGATACTCATAACGGACTTAAAAAAGCAGACCTTAAAGAAGAAGTTATTGCTGAAGGTACTAGAGCATTAGTAGGATATTTAGCTGGTGATA